CTGCAGATCGCAGCATACGCCATGGCACATGACTACGTCCACAACTCCAAAATACAAAAAGGAGTTATCATGGTATGCACGCCTGACCTATATTATCAGGAATTTGTCGTAGAAGGGGCAGAACTAAGGCAATGTAAACATAAGTTTTTGAAAAGATTGGACATGTATTATGAATTAAAACATGATGAGAAGGAACAGGCAAACGTGAAAATGGCACCAAATGACTTCAAAAATAAATAAATTCGATCAAGAACAACAAGAATTAAAAGCTAGCTACAAACAGTCTTTGAAAAATAAAGCCGAGAGAATCAGAATGAATACGATCCTGAATGAACACGCGGACTGGTTGGATGATAACATATCAAAGGTAGAGGGCAAAAAATGCAGGGAGCAGGCGGTGCAGTATGCAAAGAAAGATCTAAGACAGAAAGGGGTTAGGAAAAATGAGAGATGATCTGATGGTGCAACAGCAAGTGGACAACGTCTGGCAACACATGGTTGGTGTCATATGTTTGAACCAGACAGGACGCAAGAAGGTCAAGAAAGTATTGCCAGAGTTTTTTAAAAAATTCCCAACACCAGAACAGATATTTGAATCTGACAAAGATACGATAGCAGAGATGCTGAAGGATCTCGGCATGAAGAACGTCAGGGCACACAGGATATGGAGGATGACTGAGGAATATCTAAAGTGGGACGGTGAAGACGCAACAAAATTATTTGGTATCGGCAAATATGGTAGTGATAGCTACGAGATATTCTACAAGAACAGGATACCTAATAATGTACAGGACAAGGAATTAATAAGATATATCAGAGAGGAGCACGGAAGCTATGAACGAGAAACTTAGAATGGTTCTAAACAAGAGATACCAGGCAGAGATCGAGGACGCGAAGTACAAGATCGAATGTTACAGTCAGCAAGAACTACTGATCCCTGAGCACTCGGACATCACGGGAGAGGTCGATAAACTGTTGCACCAGATCGGTCTGGCCGAGGAAAAGATGGCAGTAATGGAGCTACATTATGGCAAGATTAAGGCAAAAGAGATCTTATAATTCGACACCTGGGGTGTCGATTGGGTGTCGATTGGGTGTCGCAAAGGTGTCGCAAATTTAACGTGACACTGGTTTGTTCACCCTTTACCCCTAAAAATTCGACACTTGCGATACCCTTGCGATACCCTTGCGAGGGGGGGGGTGTCGAAAAATTAGCGTTGTGTACCAACGGTTATAGCTCAATTTTGGCATTTGCGATACCTTTTCACTTTTTTTTATTTTTTAGCGCAAGAAAAAAAATTTTACCCATTTAGGTATCGAATTTTCAAATGTGGCATAAATATGGCAACTGGACGAATTATGGTGCGTGTGGTAAATATTTCTTATGCCTAGGAAAAGAAGAAAAGCTGTAGCCTCAATTGAAACTCCCGATATACCTTATCCTAAAGTCCGAGTGGAGTGGATCGACTGTGTGAGTGATTCGGGCTGGGCAACTGAGAAAGAATTTGACAGAATGAAATTAGCAAGACCAATCAATGAAGGTTGGATGTATGAAAAAACAAAAGAACATATCAAACTATTTGCTTCCTATGATAAAGATAGTGATGAGATTAGTTTTGGGGATCGGACGATGATTCCTCGTCAGTGGGTGAAGAAGATTCAGAAGATATAACCTCACCTTCTATCTGTTTTGCTTTCAATAAAGGCGCATAGTCTTCCAATATCTGTTTCATCTTAGCTTCTAATTCAGACTCACTTAGATCCTCAAGTTTACCAGTCTTGATTATCTTACGATCTATATACAATCCTGCCGCTTTACCCCTGTTTGTTTCCGCATTCACAGCAGATGAAAAGCTACCTTTTTTAAGGGCTAATTCTTTGATACGATCTAGCTCCGCTATGTGTCCCTCAAATGTTACCATATATTTCTGTAATTTTTCCTCTCTCAGTTTGCCAATATAATCGACAACGAGTGGATGTATCTTTGGATTTGTCAGTTCGTAACCCGCCTGCCTACATCTGTTAGCACTAAATCCTGCTAGTTTAGCAGCCTCTGTCTTTGTCAATGCTTTACCATTGTCACCAAACACCAGTAGGTCAGCAAATTTTCTCTGCATCTCTGTAAGTCTTTTTGGAACTCCCATGTTTGACAATTTAAAATAACTATCCTATAAAGTCAATAATGTTTGTCAAACATCTACAGGAATACTTAGATCAATTTACTGACGGTAAAAGAGGCAATGCGGTGTCAAATGCTGTCATTTATATGGAAGTCAATGGTCACTTGGAAGAGGTCAGAAGAATCGAAGTGCAGGAGTCTAATATAATTGGACAAAGTATGATCCGTGTTGTATTAAAACCCACAAGATCAAAGTTAATTATCGCTCCTAAAACACCCGATTAGAAAGCCCTAGTTATTTTGAAACCTGAGCGAAAATTATATGAAAAAATTAAAAATATCTCTAAAGAAATTGTCTGGACTAGACTTGAAAATCTTAGCCTACTTGGTACTCCCGATCTACTGGGCTATAATAATCATCACAACTTTTTCACTGTAGAATTAAAAGTAGCTAACGGTAATAGGGCTCGCCTGTCCCCTCATCAAGTATCGTTTCATGTCATGCATCCTAAGAAGTCTTTTGTGCTTGTGGAGTGGAAGGACAAACATCTGTTATTTGAAGGCAAGCAATCTCTTGCGCTTGTAGATTCTCCGTTGTCATCGCTTGAGCCTGTTGTTGATTCGCTTGAAGATTGTGTGAAGTATCTGTCTAGCTTGTAGGTCTATATTTAAGTTTTTCTAACTCATCTATGACGGCATCAAACTCACCGCAAGTACAGGTAATATCCTCATCTGTATCGGGTTCATCTTTAGCTTGCCACTCGCTATATTTACAAACGTGAAAATCTGCATCTCTTAAATCTCTCACGCTTTGTATGATATCTTCTATTTTATCATCATGTAATTGATCTGCTTTCATTCTTGCACCTCTTGAATATCAAACTTAAATGGTTTAACTTCATTACCACAATCAAAATCTGATATAAATTCTTCTACTTGTAATTGTTGTCCATAAACTGGAATATAAGTTTCCATATTTTTATTTGATCCAACATTAATTTGTAAAATACCATCATCAGCCATACAATTTTTTAAATTTTCGTGTGTTAAATCAAAACTTACATGTACATCATTAGTTTTAAATTTATCTCTAACCGCTAATGCAACAGCACACGACAAACCACAACTAGCTTGTCCCTCATTTATGTGTTTTTGTTTTACTTCTATTTTCATTCTTGGTCCTTCATCTCGTTGTGTCATTTACCCTCCTAACTCTATAATCATTATAATAATATTTAGATGTGGTGTTTGAATCATTATTCCAATCATCTACATTTTCTCTTAATTCTTTTATAGCTTGCTCTCTAGTATCAAAATATTCTAAATTGCCGTCTTCATCACGCCATACATTCTCAAAGCCATAAATAAATCTAGTTTGTACTTCATAGCGTTGTTTCATTAATCCTCCATACAACTTTGAACTTTTTTATATGCAACAACTTTAAAATCATAACCAACGGTATCTCTATCCATTTTTAATTTTAATGCCTTTTGCCATTCAATTAAAGGATTGCCCTTACAATCAAAGTCAATACCTATAAATTTAGGTTCCTTAAAACCTATCCATTTTTGTTTTTTCATAAATTATATTCTTTCTCTAAATGTGGGTATGGATATTCTTCTCTCCAAAATCTACCATTATAAGAAAAATGACCAATATATTTTTTATCTCTATAAACTTTAGGTGGTATAAAATTTCCACTTCCTAAATCATACTCATCAATATAAGAATTGATCAAGTCCCTTAATTTTGAAAGTTTTTTATGTTTTATATCTACTAAAGTTTGTGTGCCGTATTTAACTTCATATGGGTTTTGATCAAAATCAATATTACCACAATTAGTTAATTTTTTTATTCTATACATATTATCCTTTCTGCTCGCTTGCTTGTTGTTTTAATTTATTAATTAAATTCTCTACTTCATCACATATATACCAAAAAACCCAAGACATTTTGCCGTCATTCCAATCTTTGTCATTACCATAACCATAAACACCATAAAATTGATCTTTAGCTGTTAAATAAATATC